GATGTTTGGTCTTTGTTGGTTGTGCAGAATTTTATTTAAGAAGGCATCGGAATGAAAGTATGTAAGGTGAGCGTCACTCCTGACGCAGAAAAAACTATTGGGTATATTGCTCGTGTGAGCAACCCCAACAATCAGGAAAACCCTAAGGTAGAGGGTCTTCTGAAGTATTGCATTAAGCATGGTCACTGGAGTGTATTTGAACAGGCACACATGACTGTTGAAATCAATACCACCAGAGCAATCGCAGCTCAAATTTTGAGGCACCGTTCGTTCACATTCCAAGAGTTTTCCCAACGCTATGCAGACTCATCTCTCTTGGGTGATACTATTCCTCTGCCAGATCTGAGACTTCAGGATGAAAAGAATCGTCAGAACTCTATTGACGGTGTTGATCCTTTCACTAAGCAGAAGTATGAGATCTTGATGCAGCACCACTTTGCACAAGGCATGGAACTGTATCAAAAAATGTTGGAAGAGGGAATTGCAAAGGAATGTGCTAGAAATGTGCTTCCCCTCTGTGTACCCACCAGAATGTACATGACGGGAAATCTTCGCAATTGGATCCATTACATTGCCCTGAGATCTGCTAATGGAACTCAGAAGGAGCACATGGACATTGCTAACGCAATTAAAAAGATCTTTACCTGTGAGTTCCCTACCATTGCACGAGCAATGGACTGGTGTGATGATGACTGTCAGTGTGCAGAAGATTATTGTTCTGATACACAACCATGTATCCTTATTAAACCATGAAGTTTTTTACTGAAGAAGATTTCATAGTTAACAAAGATCTCTCCGTGGAAGTTCTCAAAATCCACGGAGAGAATTTTATCTTTGTTGATGATGTATTTCAATACCCTGAACGTGTTCGGGAATATGTTGCTCAAGCGGGTATTAAGAGTAACCGCAATCAAAAGCAGCAGTTGGATATGGGTATTGGTGATACATATTTGAATGGAACCAACTTCTATGATGGTAAGTTCTATGTTGAACGTGTGTCAGACCCAACTCCAACTGAGGTTAATCTCTATCAATACATGGCACAAGTCTTAGACGTTAAGGTGGACGCCATGCGTATGTTCTCATGGCGTGTGTTCAATCAGTTCATGGAGGTGGATATTAGTGATGAAAAACCATTCTTCTGGCCTCATGTAGACAAGTGTTATAATTGTATGGTATACTTGAATCCCCACAACCATATGGGAGCGGGGACATCCTTCTATAAAAAGATTACACACCTACCCGAGGGTATGGAACATGTAGATACTTGGAAGGGTGAGGATGAATATGAGGAATTGTTTAATGTGCTAGATAGTTACAATACAATGGTTGTATTCCCAGGTCACATTCATCACGCTATGCGTGTTATCCCAGGTGTTCATAAAGAACATATGAGAGTGACTAACATCACCTTTTTTGGTGAGAAAAATCAACGAATTATTACACCCTAAGGAAATGCCCACATATCCTGTTAAGAATTTGAAAACTGGAGAGACTAAGGAACTCCATATGTCATGCAACGAGTACATGTCCTGGAAGGAAGAGAATCCTGACTGGGATAAGGACTGGTCTGCTGGTATTGGTGGAGTTACATACGGTCAACCTAAGACTGACTCTGGATTCAAAGAGGTTATGTCTAAGGTTCAAAAAGCACATCCACGGGCAAACCTTTCACGCTTTACTTGATATGCCACAGTATAAGTTTGAAAATACTGAGAGTGGAGAAGTTTGGGAAGAGTTTATGTCCATTTCTGGACGTGAACGATACCTAGAAGAGAATCCACATATTAAACAACTAGTCAACTGGAGAGGTGGTGACATTACATCATCCTCTCAAAAAGATGGTGAGATGGCAGCCGTTGCCGTTGAACATTACAAAGTTGGCGGAACACGTCTTCAAAATGGTTTGAAACAATACTTACCTGATAGTGCGAGGGAGTTTTAATGGCAAGAGCAAAATCTAGATCACGATCCCAGAAGTATGGCGATCTTTTGAAAGACCCAGTACCATCAGGAATGTCTAAGAAGCAGATGAAACGTAAAAAACCTATTGATTCATCTTACCTCCGTAACATTGAACCTCTGACTGATCATCAGGAAGAGTTCTTTACTGCCTATGCAGAAGGAAAGAATTGTGTTCTCCATGGTGCAGCAGGCACTGGTAAAACTTTTATCGTCCTGTACAATGCTCTTAAGGAAGTCCTCTCGGAGGACAGTCCTTACGAAAAGATCTATATCGTTCGCTCTCTGGTTCCTACTAGAGAGATTGGATTCCTTCCTGGTACTCATGAGGACAAGTCTGCCCTCTACCAGATTCCATATAAGAACATGGTACGATACATGTTCCAGATGCCTGATGACAACAGCTTTGATATGCTGTATGATAACCTGAAGGCACAGGAGACTATCTCTTTCTGGTCTACTAGTTTCATTCGTGGTGTCACCATGGATGACTGTATCGTAATCGTGGATGAGTTTTCTAACTTGAATTTCCACGAACTTGATAGTATGATTACTCGTATTGGTGATAATTCTAAGATCATGTTCTGTGGTGACTACACTCAGACTGACTTGATCAAAGAGAACGAGCGTAATGGTATCCTAGACTTCATGCGTATCCTTCAGGCGATGCCTGAGTTTAATATCACAGAGTTTGATGTTGATGATATTGTGAGATCTGGTCTTGTTCGTTCCTACCTTATTAACAAATTGAATCTAGGTTTCTGATGTCCATCCAAATTGAAAGTGAAAGCCTACCTGAAGGTATTCATAATTTATTTCCCTCTCCTATCATTTATAAAAATGTAGGGACTCAACTCGTTACGGATCAGATGATTACTGACACCCGTAAAGATCTCTTCAAGTCTATGCAGCTTAGTAATGTGGGTGGATACCAGTCTGCCCCTGTTATTAAAGGATCAGCATGGCAACCTCTGTTTCAAGTTGCTAAGGCACAATTAGTAGATTATCTGAATGGACTTGGTGCAAATACTGGGGTCATGTGGAATATTCAAGGTGCTGGATTGTGGTTGAATGTCAATGGTCGTGGTCATTATAATAAACCACACAATCATGGAAGTACACACTTTAGCGGTATCTATTACGTTAAAGTTCCTCCTAAGTCTGGAATGTTATATTTCCAGCGTCCTAGTATGCAAAATTGTATGATTGAGGAACACTGTAAAAACCGAGAGTATGGTCCTTTGTTTGAGGTCATGCCAAGGGACGGTGACATGTTCATCTTCCCCTCGGAACTGAATCATGGAGTGTATCCTAACTACTCTCGTGAAGAACGCATCTCCGTTGCGTTTAATCTAAATATTATTGATTATCAATACTGATGTTTAATTTTGTTCATGTGGAATACGACAACATGGAGGAACCCTCCGTTGTTGAGAGAAACGGTCAACGTTTCTATAAGTTTCCATCAGTTGAAGACTACTACCCATCAGTAACCACCGTCACGGGTGTGCGTTCTCGCGAGTCTATCGCTAAGTGGCGTGCCCGTGTTGGTGAAGAAGAAGCGAACAGAGTTTCAGCAAGGGCGTCCTCACGCGGATCGCAATTTCATGCTATAATAGAGGAGCACATAAAGGGCACTCTAAATGAGCAGACATACTCAAAACACCCTCTTGCGCTTAACATGTTCAAAATGGCTCGGAAGACTCTTAGTCGGGTGGATAACATTCATGCTCTTGAAACCCCTCTTTACAGTCATCTATTCGGGCTCGCTGGTCGCGTTGATTGCATTGCTGAATTTGATTCGGAACTAGCAGTCATTGACTTTAAGACTTCTACTAAAGAGAAGCGCGAGTCATACATTGAGAACTATTTTGTTCAGGAGTCTGCCTATGCCGCTATGTTTTACGAGCGTACAGGTATAAAGGTAAAGAAAATTGTCACACTTATCGCTACAGAAGAGGGTTCTGTTCAAGTATTTCAGAAGTACAATCTTGATGACTATTTACAACTACTTAAATCTTACAAGGAAGAGTTCAATGCCCTCCAAAGTAAAAGATGATAAACCATTCATGACTCCGACAAAATTTTCGGAGCACATTGAATACATGGTTAAAGAATCTCGTGGTGAGATCAATTATATTGAGGCGATTGTGTGCTTCTGCGAAGAGCATGAGATTGAGTTGGAATCTGTTCCCAAACTGTTATCTAAACCTCTTAAGGAAAAACTGAGATATGATGCTCAGAAACTTAACTACATGAAGGCAACGACGAGAGGTATTCTCCCCCTGTGACAGGTTACGAAACGTACAAAATGTATCTGGCAGTGCGGTCACACTTCACTCGTCCAGAGTATGATTTTTTCAAATTCAATGGAAAAGTAAAGGCATCCGAGAGTGCGTTTCAAAAACGTAAGGATGTCTACTTTTTTAAGAAGTTGGCGACGAAAAAAGACGCTAACGATATGCTATACTATTTTGTCTCCAACTTTATCATGGGGGCAAAGTACATCCGTCAGTTTAGTGACGGTAATTACGCTAAATGGCAGTCTTGCCAAGAATCATTTACATATAAATTTAAGCAGGACATTGACACTCTTCTTAATGGTATTGAACAACCATACGAACAAACGTTTGATCAACTCTTCCACGCAGAGACTGGGAAACATCCCATTCTTATACGAGAGTATTATGCAAATGAAATTAGTTTAGAGACATTAGTTGTATTAGATTATTGTCTGGGTTTTGTTGGCAACTTTAATAAAGTGTTGTCAGATCCAGTTTGGAATGAAACCAGTAATATGATCGTAAAGTATGCTCCGTTTCTCAACATTGACTGCAAAAAATATAAGAAGGTTGTCCTGGAAACAATGCAGAGAAAACTATGAGCGACAGCGCATTTTTCAATTCAGAAAACGTACAAAATAGTATTAACGATATTTTTAAGACCTATCAACGACTCTCGTTTATGCAGTCTCGCCTTGCTACGATGGACGCTGAACAGAGACTAGAACATATTGAAAATACAAAAGAACTTGTAGAAAAACAAAAATTGTTTTATACTAGACTGTGCCTTGCCTCTATGGAGGATCAAGAGGCAGCAGATCTAAAAGTTAGAATCAATGCCATGTCCCAAGCGTTCGGATACCGAGATCTTGGAGACTGCTTTGATAACATGATCCAACATCTTGACAACGCTAAAAAATCAGTATGAACTATGCTGCTCCTGCCGTCGTAGGCAATACCATTTTCCCTTTTGGACCTGGACTTTACGCTGCTCAGTTGAGTGACGCTGATGTTGCCACCATCATTGAACATGCTACTGGGGAGACCCGTGAAGATGCTAGCATGGGTTTGGTTGGTAACATTGAAAAAGAGGTCTGGTGTCAGTCGGAATGGATTGACACTGTGCTTCAACCTATGCTCGCTCCTCACGTTGAACAATACTTGAATGAGTTGAGCGCGGCGGGTCGTGTCGGTCCATCTACACCTGTTGCATACAACGCTGCTCGTATTCAGGATGGTGCTGCTGGACCTGATGCCAGCATCAATACCGAGATGCGAGTCGTCAATGCCTGGGTCAACTTCACTTCCCCTGGTCCAGATTTTAATCCGCCACACATTCACAACTCTGACTTGAGTTGTATCCTATACTTGAGTCTGCCCGATGAAATGGGAACCATCCATGAAGACTCTAAGACTCCTTGGCGTCACAATGGACGCACTCAGTTTTTGTTTGGCATCCCTTCTCCGTTCTCCACGAACGAGTTTGTGATTGATCCACCTGCCCTTGGACGCCTGATTATTTTCCCAGCGAACTTGACACACTACGTCATGCCGTACTATAATAAGTCAGGTCAGAAGCGAGTGACCCTCTCGGCAAACTTCCAACTTGACCAGTCCATTACAGTGCAACCATGGCAACGTAAGTACGAGTGGGAAGAACCTCTTCCTAACTAAATAGAACGCCACGCTAACACAGTGGCAACAAACCAAATCCATTACACAAAACAATCCTATGTCTATTTCTGCCCTCAAAAAGTCCAGTGCCAGTTCATTTGCCAAACTCACCAAGGAGATTGAAAAAATCTCCAACCCCAGTGGTGGTGGGTCCGCAGATGAGCGTTTTTGGAAACCCGAACTGGATAAAAGCGGCAATGGTTACGCTGTTATTCGCTTCCTTCCTGCTCCAGATGGCGAAGATATCCCGTTCGCTAAAGTCTGGTCTCATGCGTTCCAAGGTCCTGGTGGTTGGTACATTGAGAACTCTCTCACGACTCTCAATAAGAAAGACCCCGTAGGCGACCTGAACCGTCAACTCTGGAACTCTGGTGTTGATGCTGACAAGGAAGTTGCTCGCAAACAGAAGCGTAAACTCTCCTACTACAGCAACATCTATGTTGTGAAGGATCCTACCAACCCTGAGAACGAAGGCAAAGTCTTCCTCTATAAGTTTGGTAAGAAGATCTTTGACAAGATCATTGAAGCAATGCAACCCCAATTTGAAGACGAGACTGCGGTCAACGTCTTTGATCCTTGGCAAGGTGCAGATTTCAAACTGAAGATCTGTAAGGTTGCAGGTTACTGGAACTACGACAAGTCTGAGTTTGCATCCCCTGCTCCTATGTTTGCAGGTGACGATGATCAGATTGAGGAAGTGTGGAAGCAAGAGAGTTCTCTCACTGCATTCACTGATGCCTCTAACTTCAAGACTTATGAGGAACTTGAGACCCGTCTCAATGCTGTCCTCAATGCCAAACCCGCTGCACCCAAGCGTGACGAGTCCTTTGATGATGAGGATGATTACAATAATGGTCCCACCAACACTGCAGAACCTGCTGCATGGGGACGTGAGGTAGAGACCTTCCGTGAAAAGACAGTCGCTGCCACTCCTGCTAAAGACGATGATGATGTGATGTCTTACTTCGCATCTCTCGCCGCTGAGGAAGACTGATGAAACTCCTCACAGTTGAAGACTACCAGAAGGCAGGCGAATCCTTCTGGCCTAAGTATTGGTATGTCGCCAAAGAACTTGGTGAAGATGCCAAACCCGAAGACATTCTGAAAGTTATGGAGGCGGTCGGTACGGTCGCCCTCAAACTGAAACTGGAAGATACCCTCGCTCCTTTCGGATTCAATAAGAAGTCAGAGGAAAACAATGGGTGAAGCAGTACACGCTTGGAACACCATGACATATGCTGAGGGAGCACTGTTCTCCCTCTGGGTCATCGGTATGTATTATGTTAAACTACGGATGGATCGCAAATTCGGACGA